CGATGAAGAGGTAATCGAAGAAGAGGATGATGTTAAAGGCGAAGAGGGCGAATCGCCTGTCGAAGCAGCTAGCGATCAAGATAAAGCATCAGATTTTGGCGGAACCGACGAAAACCTCGATTCCCTCGTAGATTCCATCCTTGAAAAGATGACCGTCGATATGGGCGCAGAATTGTCCGGCTGGGCCGGCCGCCCCACATCCCAACTTAAGGATGAGCAAGAAAGGGCGTTAGCCGGTGCTCAGACCGATGATGTAAAAGAAGATTTAGAAGATTTGAACAAAGCTCAAGAAGAGTTGTTTGCAGAAAATAAACAACTCAAAGAGCAAAATGATCAATATAAGCAAGCATTCAACGAGCTTAAGGAGAATTTACAAGATGTAAATCTTTCCAACGCTCGCTTGCTATATACGAACCGAGTATTGAGAAATACCTCCCTAAATGAGCGGCAAAAAGATAAAATTGCCGAAGCTATTTCCAGCGCTGGTTCAGTAACAGAAGCAAGAACGATCTACGAAACGCTTCAAAGCACAGTGGAGGCTTCTCCCAAGAAAAGCCCGCAATCACTGAGCGAGGCAATTGGTCGTCGGGCTACTGTATTACGGGCTACTCGTCAAGAGGCGCCTTCAAATGATCCCTTCCAGGATCGTATGAAAAGATTAGCTGGAATAAAATAATCATATAAATAAAGGAGGTGATTTTAAAATGTCTAGTATTATCGAAAGATTGACCGAAGGAGTTGTCAATCGTGATATGCGCGCAGAAGGTCACGCTCTTCTCTCCAAGTGGGAGAAGACCGGTCTTCTAGAGGGGCTCAGCACTGATGCTTCTCGCAGTTCCATGGCGCGCCTGCTTGAAAACCAAGCAAAGGAGCTTCTTCGCGAGGCTTCCACAATGGCCGGTGGTGATGTTGAGGGCTTCGCAGCTGTCGCATTCCCAATCGTCCGCCGCGTGTTCGCGGGCCTTATCGCCAACGAACTCGTTTCAGTTCAGCCGATGAGCCTACCAAGTGGCCTCATTTTCTTCATGGACTTCACTGTTTCAACCAGTGGCGCTGGTATCCCGCGTCTTGGCTATGGTGATCCCCTAGGAGACGAAGAGTCACTCTATGGTGGTGGTCGTGTTGGTGCACAGATCGTCAGCGGTGTTTTGATCAACAAGACAAACGCCGAAGAAGGTCCGTATAACCTAAACAACGGCTATTCCTCACCAACAGGGTCTGGACTTCTGGCCTTGTCGAGAATCACGTCGAGTGTCTACAGCGCTTCAGCTGGTGAGATTCCGAAGTTGTGTGAGTATGATGCCGAGCTTGAGTCACAATCTGGTACCGCTACGGTTGCCATTGGTCACATCTTGCTTAGTGGTCTTACAGACTTTGATCCGGAGGATAACCGTAACTTTACTACGATCGTCCTCTCCGGTGCTAACGGCCAAGCCGGTATGGGAAGACTAGCCCAGTCAGGTGCGGCTGGACTCAGCGGTGTGCAGCTTAAGCGCTTGACTCGTATTACGGGCTCTGGTGCTCAGACTCACGCTGTTGTTGTTCTTGCGTCTTATGACGGCTCAGCGTCTGCAGCGGTGTTGGAGGGGATCCTTACTGGTTCAACGCACGCCGCCGGCGGAGCTGCTTACCCAGGATCCGGCAGCTCTAACCTAGTTTCGGCTTCATGGGCCATTAACGATGATTTCGTAACTGGTGGCGCTCTTGGCTCTGTGATCGGTGACGATCCGTGGGGCTTGGAGAACAACGAGAAGATCCCCGAGATCGACATCAAGGTCGATTCTGTGGCTGTTACCGCTGTGACCAAGAAGCTCAAGGCTAAGTGGACACCGGAGTTAGGTCAAGACCTTAACGCCTACCACAACCTTGATGCTGAGGTTGAGCTTACTTCAATTCTCTCTGAGCAAATTGCTCTTGAGATTGATCGCGAGATCCTTGAAGACCTCATCCGCGGCGCACGTGCTGGTACATATTACTGGTCTCGCTCACCGGGACTTTTCGTGAACCGTACAACTGGTGCGGAGATTGGTGCCTCTACCAAGGCCCCAGACTTCACCGGTACGGTTAGTGAGTGGTATGAGACTCTCGTTGAGACCATTAACGACGTGTCTGCACAAATCCATCGTAAGACTCTGCGTGGTGGCGCTAACTTCATCGTCTGCGGACCTGAAGTTGCAAACATCCTTGAGTTCACTGCTGGATTCCGTGCTTCCGTCACTGGTGACGACGAGCGCGGTTCAATCGGCGCTGTTAAGGTTGGCTCGCTTACCAAGAAGTTCGATGTTTACGTCGATCCTTACTTCTTGCGTAACGTGGTTCTTGTCGGCCGTCGCGGTTCCTCTTTCCTTGAAAGCGGATTCGTATACGCTCCGTACGTACCACTGCAGACCACACCTACCATCTTCGGACCCGAAGACTTCGTGCCCCGTAAGGGCGTGATGACTCGCTATGCCAAGAAGATGGTCCGTCCTGATATGTACGGTCTCGTCGTAGTTCGCGGCTTGATTGGCGAGTCTGGTTCCTAAACCTAGCTTGGTTTAACACCGACACTAAAAAGCCTCCCTGTTTTCAGGGAGGCTTTTTGTTTTTAGAGCAAAAAGTTAAAAATGTCGATCCTCTCAAATTTTTCGCCGGTAAATTTTTGAGATTTTCGTTTTTGACAATAATGGTGAACTACTTAGTACGTACGATAGGTACATTATATAGGAGATTATAACATGGGCAAGAAATGGAAACGTCTGTTAGTTGCACGAAGAGCCGCAGCCAAGGCCGCCGCGGCCGCACCGGCCGAGACGGTCGCAGACGAGGTGGTCGCCGAAACCCCTGCAGTTGAAAAGGTTGTCGAGGCGCCTAAGCAGGTCAAAACAAAGGCTAAAGTTAAAACCGCCAAAAAGAGCACCAAGGTGAGCACCAAGGTGAAGACCGCAACCCTTGACGATCAATAAATAAACAATTTATTGAGCGCTGAGTTTTGTGGTTGTATCCACTATTTATGTAATAGGAGGGTCTTTGGGTGCCAACCAACCTTAGTCCAAAATCACAAACTAGTACGGTAGTATTAACATCAACCGGCAGTACCGATCTTGTAACAGGATCTCTGCCGTTTGGTATATATACCGCTTCGGCCGATTTCATCAGCGGCGCCTCAGATCAGGTGGCCTACGTTTATAAGAAGTTGGGAGGAGATGTAGTTGATATTGAACTCACCCCCTCAAACGTGTATGCGGCGTATGAAGAGGCGGTTTTAGAGTATTCGTACATAGTGAACTTGCATCAGGGTAAAAACGTGCTTTCCAGCGTGCTGGGAAACACCACTGGTACGTTTGATCACAAGGGCGATCGGAAATCTGGCCCTAGTGGCGTTAATTTGAAGTATCCGCGATTCCAAGTGGGATATGGTAAAAAAGTTTCCGACACTATGATTAGCATGGGTGGCTTAGGTGGCGCATTGCCCCAATACTCGGCCTCGTTTAAACCTGTGGCCAAACAGCAGGACTATGATCTGCAGCAAATCATCGAAGATGCCTCTTCGAGCGGCGAAGACGATGGCGGAAACGCAGTGCCCTTCTCGGGCAAAGTGGGCACCAAGAGAGTAATCGTCACGAAGGTATTTTATAAGACACCCCGCGCAATGTGGAGATTTTACGGCTATTACGGCGGAATTGGTGTTGTTGGTAACTTTTCCACATATGGCCAGTTTGCGGACGACTCCACATTCGAGATTATCCCCACCTGGCAAAACAAACTGCAGGCGGTAATGTATGAAGACTCTTTGTGGACGCGCACTAGCCACTTTTCCTACGAAATCATCAATAATAAGCTTCGCCTCTTCCCAGATCCGGGATATTGGGACTTTAGCGATGTCAACCGCATGTGGGTTAAGTTCTATATTGACGATCAGAACGCTTGGGACGAAAGCTCAGACTTTACAGACGGAACCCAGGGGATTAATAACCTAAACACAGTTCCTTTCGACAACCTTCCCTATACTAATATAAACTCCATGGGTAAACAATGGATTCGAAAGTATGCATTGGCATTGTGTAAAGAGATGTTGGGTCAAATTAGAGGTAAATTTACTCAAATTCCAATACCCGGAGAGGCTGTTACATTAAATCACTCCGAATTGCTATCGCAAGCAAAAGAAGAACAACAGCAGCTCAAAGATAAGCTACATGAAATGCTGCAACAAGTTGAATATAAAGAACTGGTTAAATACGATGCAGAAACAACAGATGCAGTCGCAACTACATTTAAGGGGTCGCCTTTGCCGATCTTTGTGGGGTAATGAAGAATGTCGAATGAATGGAACCGACCCACTAATCCCCCACCGCCGCTATTCTTAGGAAAGAAAGAGCGAGACCTAGTTAAGCAGGTCAACGATGAATTAATTGAAAAGGTCATTGGCCAGCAAATTCTATATTATCCCATCGATATGGAAAGGACTGATTTTCACGATCTTTACGGTGAGGCGATAGAGAAGACCTATCTATCCCCCATTCGGGTATATGCGCTGGTTGAGTTTACTGATTTCTCTACGGAATATATGGACGGAGCCGGCATCGACAAGACATGGGAAATTAATGTGCATTTTCACAATCGCCGCCTTGAAGAAGATCAAGATGTGTATGTTCGAGAGGGAGATTTTGTTTTGTATGGTAGTTATTACTACGAAATAGTCAAACTTACCGAGCCTAGGAAGCTATTTGGTCAAGTTGATTATGATTTTGAATTGTCTGCCCGGTGTAGACGAGCAAGAAAGGGATTATTCGATGCTACCTGATGATTTTAGCTTTGCGTTACTTCCACCCGGCGCCAAATCGGGCACTTTGCGCGAATTGGGGATGCTGGCCTCCACCATTGAAACTATCGATGCCGCTCTGGTGTCTTGGATCAAAGAGGATCTTAAGCTAAGCGCGCACACAAATGAAGGATTTACAACGGTACCGGTCTTATGGCAGGCACCCGAGCGTTCCTACCAAATTAAGAACGATAAAGCCCTACGCGACAACGGTGGCGCCTTGAAGCTCCCCCTTATCAGTGTCGAGAGAACAAACATAGCCAAAGATCCTTCCAAAAAGGGAGGATTCCAAGCCCAGCTGTTCTCCGACAAATATGATGGTCGCACTGGCCGGGTAGTCTTAGCCAAGCGAATCAAACAAGATAAAACGCGCAATTTTGCAGTGGCCACCGGCACCCGATCCAACAGCGGAGGAAAGCTACAGCAGTATTTTCCCCGCATCAATAAGAAAATTGTAGTTCAATCACTTTCCATACCAATACCAGTATATGTTAACGTTGACTATAAGATCACAATTAAATCTGAATACCAACAACAGATGAACCAGTTAATGACGCCGTTTATTGCGCGCACAGGCCAAATCAACTCATTCATTATGAAGCGTTCTGGGCATCTTTATGAGGCATTCATTGAGCAGAATTTTGCTCACAACAACAATGTAGGCAATATGGATGAAGACATGCGCATGTTTAGCACGGATATCACTATTAGAGTGCTGGGCTATCTTGTCGGTGAAGGCGACAACGATGATCGCCCGATTGTGCGCATTGATGAGAATATTGTAGAAGTTACATACCCCTCCGAAGAGGCGATCATCCCGGGTGATGCTACGTTCACCGTCGACAGCTTTAAGGCTCAATTTGGCGACGAGACCATTGACGAAGAAGAGACAAAGGATACGTTTGACGCCACGGATTACATTAGATCCATATAGGCCGCCCATAAGAGCGTGAAATTACACACTC